CTCGAATTTTACAATCTCTTTGAATTTGTCAAAAAGGATATCGCCCTTGTGTGATATGACAAAGACATTGTTGCCCCCCAATGTGTTCAAAAGTTTCAAGAACTCATCAGTGCCTGAGGCGTCCAGACTACTATCGAATACCTCATCAAGAATTAACAAGTTTGTATTGACACTATTTTTCATTTTTGCAATTTCGCGCCATGTGAATAGTAATGCAAGATCGACTCGCATTTTCTCGCCTTCTGAGAATGAGGCATAAGTAAATCCTTCGCGGCCTCTGGACTTGATATTTTCCGAAAACTTTTCATCCATAGTAAAATTAACGTAAAAGTCCATTTCCTGTAGATATTTGTTTATCAATTTATTCATAATCGGCAAGTAATATTTCACGATAGAAGTTTTGACACCAGAATCTTTTAGAAACTGAGATGCGACCACATAATAGTTTTTTGTGTCTGTCAAATCACTACGTTCATTATCCAATTCTTTGAGAGTTTTTCTCAAGGCCTTCAACTCTTTTTCCAGAGTTTTCACATTTCCCTGATCGCTCTCTGCGACCTCTATTTCACTTTCAAATTCTTCAATATTCTTTTGGATAAATTCGCCTTTATTTGTATTCTGGTCAATAACGCTTCTAAGAGATAGTATTTGATTTTTTTTAGTTTCTATTACACTTATGCGTGTATTTACTGTGTCGATTTCTTGTGCAATGGAAACCAAGGCGTTTTCTATTTCTAGTTTTTTGTTGTCCTTTTCAGAAACAATACTATTTTTATGATCTGCATCTATTTCCTGTTTACAAGTTGAACAAACATCATTTGTTTCAAACCATCGAACTTCTGCATTAATCTTTGAAATATTATTTGAAAGTTGAGTCTCCAGCTTTTCAAATTTTTTACGACTTTTTGTAATAGTTGTTTCNTCAACTATTTCCTCAATCAATTCATCTCTTTCNATCGAAAGTTTTTTGTTANTTTCTTTGAATGNAGACTGNTCNGCCTTTTTTTCTTTGATCTTTTCTTTTAAAAGTTTGATAGAATTTTTCTTTGTATTTTTCGCCTCTTCAATAGTCCTATCTTGCAGCTCAATTTTGTAGTCCTGCAATTCGCGGTTTTTCTCATTTGTAAAAAGATTTTCTTTCAAGATAGAGGCCCTACCTTTAAGAATATCATTCATAGAAGAAAAGATTTTAATGTCCAGAATGTCCTCGATAATGTCTCGGCGGTCGTTTGCGCTCAATTGCATAAACGGCACAAATGTCGCACTCCCCAAAATCACGGTTTGTGTGAAAGACTTATAATTTAGTTTTAAGATATTTTCTTCAAGGTATACCTGACTATCTCGAATCTTAGCATCCTGATCCAACATTTTGCCATTGATATAAATTTCAAAGATATTCGGTTTGATACCACGGCGAATTTGATAGTCGGTCTTGCCTATTTTAAAATCTATCTCTATAACACAATCTTTACTATTCACCGAATTGACTAGCTGTGGTTTGTTAATCTTTCTAAAAGATTTTCCAAACAAACTGAATGTCAATGCGTCAAGTATAGTAGATTTGCCCGCGCCGTTTTCGCCTACGATCAATGTGGTCGGAGAATTATTTAATGATACTTCTGTAAAGTAATCACCAGTGGACAGAAAGTTTTTCCACCGGATTTTCTGGAATTCAATCATTTTAGGCCTTTTTCATAATATGGAAATTTTCAAGTAAACCCTTGCGTTTCTCAGAAGCACCTTCTGCGGCAGAAAACCCACCCCAAGAAATATTTACTAATTTATCGTATTTAAAATATTCACAAGCAATTCTCTTCATGTCATCGCTGATTGGTGTTTTTTTACCGGCAGGCCCGTAATCATGCACAATCACAAAACTGAATGTCGCGTCAGGCTTGAGGCAACGATAACACAATTCTACAGTAGGTCTCCAATATCCGTCCAACCACTGCTCATATGTCTGGAAAGATTCATGTGACTGTTCTCCACCAGTATATACTTCTAAATCATAATAAGGCGGCGAAAAAAATACAGTGTCAAAATGTTCTGCATATTTCTCACTAAAATTATGTCGGTTGTCTAGTTGTTCAGATGGACAACAATAAAACTCTGCCGTTTTAGAATCATCAACGAAAAATCCATTTCTCAAACCTTCACTATATTCATGTAATAATCTTGACTTTTCGACTACTTCGGGAATCACATCTATAGCAACCATTTCATCATAACCAGAATTTGCAAGACCAATTACAGGGCTACACCATGACATAACCGGAGATAAAAGTTTCTTGCCGTCTGGAAATACGTTATTCAAAATCCAACTATATGTATATGGATTGAAAATAGAAGCCCTGTTTGATGTACCGCGCAATATTGCAAAGAAATCTTCATACCTACCTTGTGATATAAATTCCGCAACCTTTGGTGTTAGCAAACAAGAAATATTAAACTTGTTTATTGCCAGGCCTGTAAAGGTATCCAACAAAGAACATTTTTCTGATGAATTTGATTTTCCAGTATCCCGATATATACCCTTATATGATATATTTCTGAGTAGGCGACCACTAGTAATTTCTTTGCGGCCGTCTATAACATAACCGTTTTCAATTTTGTCACTAGTTCTCTGCACATTGAAACGAAGAAAATTGTCCATATCTTTCACAGCAACATGTTTTTCAAACCAAAGTCTCATCATATATTCAAAATTTTCAATAAATCCGGTATATAGAGTTTGTGACCAAGAATCAAAATCGGAATGTCTAATATCATCTTCTGATAGTTTGAGGGAGTACTCATATAAAGATAGTCTGTCAGCTGTATATGTCTGTTCGGACTCATACCTAAATTCCATTAAAGTTGGTTTAGTATATTCGCCAAAACAATCCACCATAAATTCATCATAATTATATGTTATCATTATTCACCTCTTAGGGCAGAAACATAAAGTTCCTGCATAATTTGTTTCAATTTATTTTTGTCTACATCGATCTCATAATTGTCAATATAGTTTGTCAGCAGTGACATGGTATCTTCTGTTGTATCTACATCACCAGACTCTTCAAACTCAAAATCCGTATCATCTACAATAGACAAATCAGCTACGCCCATCTTATACAGATCATCAATAAAAATATCAAATTTTAATTGATCCGATTTGTTTACGACAATAAGTTTTACATACTTGTCTTTCAAATCTTCCGGATATATCATAGACTTCGAGTCATCATACCAGATTTTATGAAACATGTTAAAAGGATTAGTAATAAAATCCAAATCATTATCATCTGTGTCTAGGATATGAAACCCTTTTGTATCGTTGCAATCGTTCCAAAACATTTCATAAGGCGCACCCAAATAATGAATTGCACCCTGACTTGATTTTGTATGAAAGTGTCCCGAGCATGTCAAGTCAAACTTTTTGAAAAGCTTTACGTCCATACCAGCCTCACACTTGATACCGCGCATCATTTCAAATCCATTCAATTCTAAATGTCCCAAAGCAATCTTTGCTTTTGTTTTTTTGATATGTTTTACTGTTTGATCATGATTTTCAGAGTTTATCCAAGGCACAAAACAAATATCAACACCACCAATATTAAGAGTAGTCGCTTCTGTATAAGTTTTGAAACTATCACCGAAAAGTTGTTCCATAGAGTTAATACGGTTTGTGTTTTTATAATACACATCGTGATTACCAATAATAAAATAAGTGTCATATTTTTTCATCTTTTCGATAAATCCAGACTTTAGCCCGTCCAGAATATTGTAGTTGATAAACTTCCGCCTATCAGTAACATCGCCGAGATGAATAATAGTATCAATATTATTTTCTTCGAGATAAGGAAAAAAGACTTCATCATAAAACCTCATAAAATATTCATGGAACAACAAAGAGTCACCACGCGCACCGAAATGGGTGTCCGTAATCAAAGCGATTTTCATGGAGTTTCAGTTTCCTTACTATTTCTTTTTTCTTTGGCCTTTTCTTTTTTCTTCCTTTGAGTTTCCTCAAAATCTGAAAGAAAGTCGTCCATATTTGACTGAATAAATTCCATAAAATTATTTTTTACCGGAGTACCATTAGGGCCTTGCATAATCTCATCTATCAATTCTTGATTTTCTAGTGATTTGTACTTCACATAAGTCTGTTTCTTTTCTTTCTGAATTCTGCGAATAAAGGCATAATAGATAATCTGAGTGAAATATGCGAATGGATTGCTTGACTTCTCTGGATTAAAATTATCTATATACAAAAGACAGTTTTCTATACCATCGGATATCATTTCATCTTTGTAAGTATAGTTGATAAAATTAGGTTTATAGGATAGATGTTGTGCAATTTTCATAATACACTCCCCGATATAGTTGGGAACCCTAGGCCTTTCGGTCTCTTTTTCTAATGCATTTTTCACTTCATCTTTATAAACAATCATTGCAGCCAACAATTGCTTGTTGTCAACATAGTGATTTCTTTTCTGTTTTTTTGCCATAACATATCCTTGTCAATATAATTACTCTATGATACCACAGAAAAAAGATCATGTCAATAGAAAATAATTTTGTTTTTCTTCTTGACAGGGTAATATTTCGGTGTTACAATAGGTATGTGTACCTTTAAAGAATATTAATTAATGATATACTTTATTGGTATTGAGAATTTCCATATAGTCCTCGAATGAAGGCTCTAGTTCTTTTGATTTTATCTTTTCTACCAATTCTAAGGCCTCATCACTATCCTTTACTTGATATTCAACAATTCCTTTTTTTCTTTTGACTATAGAAATATAATGTTCTAGAACTTCTCCGTCTGGATCAGAAACCGTTAAAATATCATTTAAGCTAATTCTTGTTTCTGTGTTTGAGGCAAACTGCAACCAATCAATAAGTGTGGAATTAAAATCTCCTGTATTTGGATTCATAAATGATTTTATTTCAAATGGATCTTCTATTATCCACCACTGAGTAGATTCCGGCCCAGAATTATCTATTTTACAAATGATTATTTCTTTTGTCATAAGTCGTAATACTTTATATTCTGACATATTTTTTCCTTCATTAGTCATAAAGATTTACCTCATTGATTTTGAATTCGAACTTTTCTTCGTTGTAAATATTTATTCTCTCATAAAAATGTCGTATGGCGAAGTTCATATAAGTCTTATACCTTAAATCATCTGCAATGTCATATAATACAGCCGATGTCTTTCCATTTCCTTTTCGGAGGCCTCGACCAATAGATTGTAGATTTCTGATTCTACTTTTGGAAGGAGAAGTAAATACTACGTTGTGCAAGTTCCTTATATTTATACCAGTTGAAAAGGTGCCATATGAGGCAACGATAATTGCATTACTTTCCTGTTCAGTTGTATGTCTTATTTCTTCTCTTACATCCGCCTTCACATTACCACTTACAAAAAATACTTTTCTACCCTCTTCAGCAGATTCTGATATCATTTTATGCATTGGTATGCCATGTTTTTCAACAAAGTTATATAGAACTAATGTATTACCTTTTAGCGTCAATGTCAAGTCTTTTATAAATGCAGCTCGTCTAGGGTTCGTTACGATCCATTCGACTTCATCAGAATATTTGAGAGTTTTTATATATTTACAATCTTCGGGTTTGTATTTGAGAACGATAGAGTTGATTCTAAAATCTGCAAGAGTTTTACTGTCGATCAAAGCTTTGGTTGTAGTCACCTGTTTTACATCACCAAACATACCAGACAAAACCAGTTTATGAGTTTTCGTACCGTCCAGCGTACCAGTTGTGCCAAATCTATATTTGCAGTTTGTCATTTTGTCCATAATTTTATTCAGTGAGTTGGCCTTGAATAAATGACATTCATCACCTATGACAACTCCAAACTGATCAAAATAGTCAAACCCCATTTTATAGATAGATTGCCAAGTTGATATGACAACTTTCTTGTCTGTGTTTTTGTCAATTCCAGCCGAGATTTTGTGACAATACTTTTCGACATTCCACCCATAGTCTTTAAAGTCGCCATACATTTGTTGCACAAGCGACACAGTTGGAACAATGATTAAAATTTTCTTTGATTTTACTTTTGGGTGCATGTTGTAAAATCTACACAGGGTATAGATAATCAATGACTTGCCAGACGCAGTGGGCGACACCAGAAGCGTCCTGTTGTTTACGATGGAGTGATGTATGGCGTCTAATTGATAATCCCTATAACCTATCGGTTTTCCTTGGCTGTGGGGGTTTATATGTCGTACTAACTCGGCCAGATTTTCTATTGAAAAATTTGTATCTGTCAAATCGTTTTCAAATTCTACAATGTAATTATTTTTTCTGCAAAAGTAATCGAGATGGTTTAACAATCCAAGATATAATTTTCTATTGATAGGATTAAACATCCGTATCTTACCGTCCCATACTTTATTTTTAAATGACGGCATAAACTCAGCGCCTGGCACTTTGAATGTAAAATAGTCCACTAATTCTTTTAACATGTGAAATTCTGAGGCATCTATTTCAATATGTACCTCATTTAATTTTTTCACGAAAAATCTACTCATTAATTACCCTCAATAAATTTCTTATAATCTATATAATTTTTAATAGTCCACTTTTTTTGATCTATAAGAATATCTAAAGTCTTGTCAATTAACTGTATAAGTTGTTTCAATATCAATAAATTCTTTTTGGATTTGACAATATCTAAATCGCTATCTGTCCAGACATGCAGATCTGCTTTGAGAATCTTTGTGCCTTCTATCTCCCAACCTTTTGCAAGAATTTCATCTTCGGATAGTTTTCCGGTGTAGTATTTCGTTTTCTCGGCCACAACAATTCTATGGTCGAGTTCTAAAAATTGATATTTTGTCTGATAAACCTGTTGATATGTCATCCACTTACCAATCAAATTTTGATTGTGTGGCAACTCTTCTTCTAGTCTTAAAAAATTGATTTTAATGTCCGTTTCAGACTCTTTCATCAACTCAGCCATTTTCACTGAATATTTTTCTTCCATAATGTTCTTTCAATAATATTAAGTTATAGTTTCAACTACATAATTTCTATACATAAGGTCTCCGGTACAGATAGGTGTTTCTGAATCTGTGCCTGCAACATTTAATGGCATGTCTCCCAGAGCAATTGGAAAACAACCAAACAATTTAAATTTTAAGATTGGTTTTGTTTGATTATTGAATACAAGCAAATTTATGTCGCATGTTACTTGTAAATCTGAAACTCTATTAACACTATGGGGCATGACTCCGTATTGTTGAAGATTTTCTGGAAATCCTAAAGCCATCATCCAATTAAACATTTCAGTCCAGTTTTTCATTTCTTCGTCTACTATGAAAGAAAAAGAAAGTGGTGAAAATATAAGTTTATCGCCTGGCTCAGGTTGTCTAACAAATGGTGTTTCTATGTTTGCTTCGCCAAGAGTAATTCCTGGCACGCTTACAGATTGTACCCATTCATTGACAGAAGGAGCTAGTGGAATATCGATCTGAAATGATTGAGTATTCATAAAATTTACATCTGTATATTTCAATTATTCTCTCCTGATTACACTACTATTTAGTCATAAAAAAAGGGGGGATAAAATCCCCCCGAAGTTCCTGCATTATTTTTGCAGTATTTTTTAAACTTATACGTTGATATTGTCAACTCTGATAAGTCTGTAGTAGAGGTTACCACTTGTCGGGAAAGCACCATCTGCAGCCGCAGTACGAGCAGCGCCAGCGAATGGATTAGCAACCATACCATAACGGGTTTTGAAACCGATTTTTGGTTGGAATGTGTTCTCACCAACGGCGCGAACCATTTGCATTGGAACATATGGGCAATAGAAGTAACCAGCATCATAAGCTGAAGTACCTTTATAACCAACCATTGCAAAGTCATGTACACCGGCAGAGTTGAAATATGGATCGATATAAACTCTCATACGACCGTTCATAACACCAGCAAATGTTTGTCCGGTATCATCCGAAGAAAGATTCACTGACATTTGTGGGTTATTGTCGAGTACACCCGCCATTGCAAGAGCAGAAGCAACATCAGCAGAACAGACAATCATGTTGCCTTTACCGCGACGAGTTTCTTTTGCAATTACATTTGCTTCACGTTCTAGTTGATAAATCAAACCTTTGATTTTTTCAACAGTCCAACGACCAGAAGTGTCGGTTGCAAGGTCATATACGCCCTGTGTGGTGGTTTGTGCGACACAACCTAGTTTAGCTTGATCGTAAAGAGTACGCAGAACTTCGCGGTTGATTTCTGCATTGATTTCTGTCGAAAGAATAGTTGACAGTTCTGACTCTGCGTCCAGACCGTGTACAGCTTTCAAGTCTTGCGACAATTCAGTTGTATACTCTGCCTTGAGTGCGCGAGTTTTTGCAGTAACCGAAGTGCGGTCAATACTGAATGCCATTTGGTTGAAGTGACCATCAGCAGTTGGAGCACCAGAGGTAACACCATCACCCAATTTTTCGAATTGAGCAGTAGTACCTGGCCCACCAGTTGTGAAACCAGCAGCACTTTCTACAATTCCGCCACTTGCAATTGACGAACCGGCAAATGGGTCTGTTCCTGCATGTGCGTTTCCAGCAGCATCAGCACCAGAAAATCCGGTGTCTGCTTCATTGTGCAGAGCTTCTGTTCCACCTTGGGTAGAATAGTTCGACTTCATTGCAAAGATAAGACCGGTTGGTCCTGTCATTGGTTGCACACCAAGAATGTCAAACGCCATCAGGTTTGGCATTGTCCGGCGAATCATAGAAATCATCACTGGGTCTGCATACTTGATTGCGCCGTTACCGCCTAGGGCGCCGGTTGTAGGTGCTACGTTTGCCACTACATCTGCTTCTGACAGCATTGTTTGACTTCCCAGAGCATTTTCTTTACGAACTGCCTGTTCTGTGTTTTCTAGAAGAATTGCAGTTACATTTCTTCTATATGCGTCTTTAATAGGCGCTTGGTCTTCGTGATCGAGTACTGGAGCCCACTTTTCTTTCAGGCCTTGTACATAATTTTCATTTAAATCGTGCATGTTTTTATCTCCTTAGTAGATTTTATATGTTATCATTTATTATTTATAAAAATTTAATCTTTAGGTTTATTCAAGGCGTGTGCGTACACATCCATGATAGTCCTAGGCGATTGAACTTTATTTTCCTCTTGAACCACTGGCGAATCTTCTACCGAAGTTTCTAATGCACTTTCATCAAGAATACCGCTTTCAACGCTTGTCTCAGACGGAAAATAATTATCTCTAATCAATGTGATTTTTTGCGCCATATCATCAGTGCTATTGAATTCGACATTTTCACTCAAATTTCTAATTTTATCAACTTGGGTGTCTGTGAGTCCTTCAGTAACATTCATTAATACGATGTCTTTTTCCAATTCAACCAATCTTTTGTTCAGTTGAATATTCTTTTCAAATTGCTCATTCAACTCAGATTCTTTCGAATCAAGAGTTTCAAGAGCTTCACTATACAGGTCTAGTTTTTCTTCGGGGAGTTCGATATAGTTTTCTTCGAAAACACCTTTGATACCAGACATGAAATTTTCCATAATCTCCATTTTGAGACCTGATTCAATTGCGAGTTGGTTTTCTTTGATATACTCTCCCGCAACATAAGTCAGATACTCATCGACTTTTTCAGACAATTCTTGTCTAATTTCTACAACTTCAGCCTCAATGTCACTTTGGTAAGTGGCATAAACTTCGTCAATTTTTTCGTTTACTTTATTGATAACAGCAGCTTCAAAAATTGTGCTGACCTGTTGTTGAAATTCTTCTGACAATTCCTGTCCATTTAACATAGCATCGATGTCCTCGGAAATGTCCAAGTCTTCTGATGTGATTTTAAAAGCTTCAGCAGAAGTTTCGTCCTCTGCAATCTCTTCCAAATCTGCAACCAATTCATCATCTTCCTCTGAGAGCTCTTCGACCTCATCGTCAGAATCAGTAGATTCTTCTTCAGTAATTTCCTCTGTGGATTCAGTCGATTCTTCATCCGCTTCGGTTGTTTCCTCTNCGATATCTTCTACTTGCTCTTCAGTTTCTACAACTTCTACAGTCGCTTCATCTTCGACAATATCTTTGTTTTCTAAATCTGTCATTTTGTGTCTCCTAATGAGTTTAATTTATATTTATTTATAATATTTACAATTTCGACATGAAATCTTCGAAAAGATCAATTTTGAGTTTTTCAGTCTCAATTCTTTTTTTGTTATCTAAGGAATATTTATACTGAGAAATTTGACTCTCTTTCATAATTCCATTATCCCACACCCATTCTTTACCTTCCATGATACCATTGACAAACGCATCTGGAGCACTTGGGTCTGCAACAATATCTGCTGCGGTGGCCAGATAGAAATCGTCTTGTACGATATTTTTACCGCCCGACTGTTTTACACTACCCATACCTCTAGAAGAAACACCCAATGACGCACCTTCTTGAATAAGATTCTTGACAATTTTCCCATAAGGAGTCTCTGTCATAATCTTTGCTTTACCGACATAATTATTACCCTCTTTTTTGAGTGACTTAATCATGTGGGAAACTCTTTCTAAATTGATAGACGGCCCTTCTGGATGTCCCAGTTCTCCGAAAGCACGATTTTTCTGGACATATTTTTCGTCATATCTTCTGACTTCTTTATCCATAATTTCTTCTGGATATTCCCGTCCATTTCTATTTTTAATATTGGACTGTAAAAAAACGCCTTCAATGAATAAGTCTTTTCCTCTAGACTCTACAATGATATCCTCTATTACTTCTGTGATAAGTCTCATTAGATTCCCGTCCTCTTGTTCATAGATCTCTGTCTCTTTACATTCGCCATGGCACGTTTGCCTTTTGATTTGCGAGCGCTTTTCTTATTTCTAAGACTCATTTTTTTGAGCTCGGTTGGTGAAATTCTAACCTCTCGGCCGTTTTTAACTGTCCAACCTTTTCCTTTTTTAGAAGAAACTTTAGCTCTTTGAATTTTTCCTTTGCGAACCCGTCTTTTCATTCTGATAGCTTCGTCTAAAGATTCATCACAAAATTCTCCGAATGTTAGCATTTCTAATATCCTTTCTAATTTTCCGATTGATCTTCGTCGGATTCGGTTTCTAAATCATTATCATCTTCATCATATTCTTCAGCATCCACATCTTCATCATCGTCTAAAATATCTGCCCCAATATCAGCTGTCATATTTTTTAATTCAGTTGATATTTTATCTTTTAGAGCACTTTCAATTGAATTAGCTGCATCTGAAGTGTTTCCTAATACAGCTGCATCAACAATGTCTAAGTATGGATTATTTATAATATTTTCGTCTGTCATCTCAATTCCTTCATTTTTTATCTAAAATTACCGTCTTCTTCTTCATCTGGTTTGAATACTGGATCTTTCTTTTCAGATGTTATTTCTTTTTTCATTGCATTGACTTCTTCTTCTGAGAATTTGAGAAGATTTAACATTACCCATTTATTTGAATAATATCTACCTACATAATCACTCATATTAGACAATAAATCTATTCTACCAGCCAACATCTCTTGATTTTTAACTTCTGCATGATATGAGTCTTGAGTAAAATCAAAAATTAAATTTTGAGAAATTGTAGTCCAATCTTCTGGCGCAATTATTTCTTTTAGTATGAGTTGTTTTTTAAGCAAATCTAAAAACAATAGGTTGAATTGTTTTCTCAGTCTTACAATGAATCTGTAAAATTTATATTCATCTCTTGAAATCTCTGTAGCCCTGCCAAGTTGCATACCAGCATCTTGTTCTAACCTAGAAATAGGTACATTTAACGACTTGTATAATTTCTTTTGAAAGTATATAACATCGTCCATTTCGCCCAGATTTGATCCGCCAGGCAAAGTTTCAATCTCTGTACCCCTACCACCTTCGCGGCGTGGAAACCAGAAATCTTCTAACATAGACATATGCCGTCTATCGTCCTTTACTTCACCTGTGTTTGCATCATATGCGACTTTATTTTTGTACTTATTCATAATGTCGCCGATATACTGTTCGGCCTTGAGTTTTGGTAGGTTTCCAACATCAATATAGAATACTCTGCGCTCGGGTGCGCGTGTCCATCTATAGATAACGACAGAATCTTCTACCATTTTAAGTTGATTTAACGTTTTGATTGCTTTGTGCAAATGTCCAATGACATGATTTTTTCTAGAATCTTTCAATCCAGATGTTACATGTGCAATTGCATCAATCGAAATAGGAATGCCTGACTGTTTATCAACAGTTCCTAATCCTTTTTCATTATAAAGATAAAATTCTTTAACGCCCTTAACAAGATTGTTTTTGTTCTTATCCATGCCCTTTTCGACATGTTTAACTTTTTTAATTCTTCTTGGATCGATTTTTCTTAATTCTTTGATACCGTCTTTGGGTTTTTTTTGATCGATAATAATATGATAATAAATTCTACCATCTACATACCAACTTTTGAAAATATCATATCCATTTCTATTAAAATTTAATAGACTTAACACAGAATCAAATTCGTCTACCACTTTCTTTTTAATGGCATCCGACAAATCTAAATTTTTTGTGAGAAGTTTTACTGGAGCATCATCAGATTCGTTGACAATAGCTTCTGAAACAATATCATCAATCGCAATTTCAACCTCTGGATTGATAGACATATCTCTATACCTATCAATAAGTTCTGAATCGCTTTTTGCACCACCGTCTAAATCCAACGATGTTGAATAAAAATTACTAGAAACTGTAAGGTTGCCATCGTCATTCGCACTCTCGGCAGGCACGAATGACTTTAGCTCTTTGGTTTCTTCATTAGTTTTTAAAAGGGTAAACCCAAATAATTTAACTTCCATACTATATCCTAATCAGTTTTTATTACCGGACGCCTGCCAGTGGATCTGCACCACCACTGATAACGCCAGCATGTTCCCAATAATCATATGCAAATGTTACTGTAAACTCCTCGATGGAATCGTTAGTATCCCAACCAAGTTCGATTGTACTGATTTCTGTTGGGAAAAGACCCATGAATTTATATTCTGCAATTGGTTGAGCTGTAGCGGATTTTCCAAAGTGTTGTACAATAGCGTCAGCTTTATATGCCTGACCCTCCAGAGTAAGATCATTACTAACATGAGAATTGATCTTTTGCATCCACTGCTCCATTGCGTTTCTGACTGCGAAATTTTCTTTGTTGAAAATTGTAACAGTCCAAGGTTCAAATGTTCTATTACCAGCAACTCTGATTTGTCTCCCAAAATAAGGAACATCTACCTGTGCAATAGTTGCAGAAGGAATTTGTGCTGCTTTTACTTCAAATTGCCCACCATTTGGAATATTAATTCCAGCAGGGGCCGTGAGCATAACAGAGAAAAGATTCGGACGAGCACCCCCGTCCGAAAAGTTTGATTTAAAGGTGTCTACATTAAATGCCATTTTTGTTTATCTCCTAATTGTTTATTTTTATTTATATTAAACTACACCAACGATTTCATCAAAACTTACACCTGTGCGTACTGCAACAAAGTTAAGTTGGATAAAGTTGATAGAACGCGCTGGTTGAATGAAGATATCACCTACAAATTGATTTGAATCGATGACATTTGGAGTGTTATTTGTATTATCACAAACTACCTTAAAGTCATAAATCCCACGTCTTCCTTTAATATCCCGCAAAAATGGTTCAATCAATGATGTAAATTGTGCGCGAGTGAATTCGTCATTGAATTCAAACAGTGTAAACTTCGCAGCAGTTGCGATAGATTTCTCAAGTACAATAAACAATCTTCTAACATTAATTCTATCAAATGCAGATGGTTTCATTGTAAATGTTTTATCACCGAAAAGAACAGTACCTTGTCCGGCAAAATTTACTACTGGATTGATAGCTGATTTATATAACGAATCACGATTAGCCTTGGTCTGTTCTACCATAGTTTTTACAACGCCTTTATAAACACCACGATTGAAACCAGCTGGAGAGAACCACGGATCCCTATCGGCCGCGCTCCTCACCATCAAACCGGCCGTGTCGGCATTGAAAGGTACATATCTAAATTTATTATTATATTTATCAGAAATATACTTATAGTTAGAGTCTGCAAATGCATAATTACTCTTTCTAACACTATTATAGAAGGATATGGTATTATCAGAATTTCCAGAAGATCTATCAAGCATAACAGTATTTTCAGTTGGAGAAATACATGCAATACAATCTTTTCTAGTTGCTGCAACATCTATGATATGATTACACATGCCAGTTGGCACCTCTGAAAGGTCTGCACTTTCGCCTTGTAACAAAAATGAAATATCTATAGTTTCAGCGTCACTGTATAGGTCAAATCCACTCACAAAATTTGCTTGTTGTGGTGCTTGGCCATTGTGACCATTACCAAATGGCCTAGAAATATATAGTTCAGAACCATCAGCAGTAGATCCAACTTGGTTTAATTTTGCAAAACCAGTTTTTGTCGAAGAAAGATTTTGACCCCAATCCATTCCTGTTGTTTGTGGGTGGTTTACACAGAATATATAATTGGACAATTCGTTAATTAAATCTACATAGTAAACATTCTTTCCTTCACTACTTTTTCCGTTTCCTGCTTTAGACATATTTTCCAAAACTTCAACAACAGTTACAATATTATCAGAGTTTGTTTGTGTTACAATCAAACTAAGACCTTGACTTATTGTTTCCGAATTAGGAATTGCTGTCTCATCTACATCGATAGTTCCATCATTTGATCTTGGCACACCTGATAAACTTGCACTTACTTGTGGTTCGTCAATGACAAATTGATCGTATGATGATTCATCTACCAAATATACATGCAAACTATTACCCCATATTCCAGGCGATCTTGCAATAAATTCGTGTCCTGTCAAATTCATACCAGTTGTAGAACTTGCAAATAATGACGAAGTTTCAAAATCATTTGAATTTTTCATTAATACTAAAGCAGAATCATATACGAAACTATTTGTAACTCTACTACTGATAGTTACTGTCACTGTGTCGGCAGTTTTTGGTTTGAAATTTGCATCATCTACAGCACCACCAAAGGTCAGGTTTAAACCATCAGTTGAGAGTATATATTGTCCCAAAGCTGATCCGACTGTTGCAATATCATCACCAATTTTAACTACAACAGTTTCTCCATTAGCAGTATTTACAGCTGTAGAAAGTCTGAATGTTTTTTGTCTTGGTACTGTAACTACTTCTGTCTGCATAGTTCTTGGTAAATTTGTCGTATATGTAATAGTTGTACTATTAGCAGTGACAGAATAATCAGAAACACCATGCGTTGTATCACTATCGGTAGTGCCCAAAGCATCATCTGGACTTCCAGATTGAATAGATGTAATCAAGTTTCCACTTACTGCTGCAGCGCCAGGAGCTTTATTTAATGTAAATGTTGACTGATGTGCTACAACAATAGTCACTGTATCCACTGCCCCAAGCCATGGTGAGATATTAGCCTCAACAGGTGCAGTTGATTTTGAGTGATTCATTGCAGAGGTCGAACTTGGCATATAAAATGCTTGATACAGGGCATGAGAGTTACTAGTCGAGTTAATAAGAGTTACCGAAGTTCCTGCTGTCTCTGTTGCATAATCATATGTCTCTGAAACCGATACATCAGCACCACTAACAGCAGATACATAATAAGTAGTATGTGGTTTTAGGTTGATTTCCGAAACCCCACCAGATGCAATCCCACTCTCATCAGTGTGATAAACTACCACATCGCCCACACCTAGTCCGTGTGTTGCCGGCAGTGTTATTGCGCTGGTTGATACTGCACTAGCAGCACCACCATACGATGTAAAGTAATGAACATGAGAAGATCCCGCACCACCATAAGTAGCAGAATCTGCTAGGTCTGAAGAAGATTGTCTAGTATACAGGGGATAAGTAAATCCCGCTGTCATATCTGTTGCTTCAGTACCCGAAGTTACTAATCTCTTACCTGTCGAACTATGGTGAAATACAAAATATGGTCCAGCAGATGTTCTTTGTCCCAAATTGTTATTGAAATCTATCGAAGTTCCAGTAAATACGCCTGCACTCATATTATTAGTAACAGAATATCTATTTGCTGGTATAATACCCGCTTGAGCGGTGTCTGTAATACTAGCATTAGCCATAACTACTGAAATGTCACTTGCCAAAACTTTTCTTATTGCGTGGTCACCGGATGCTGCGCTTGCAGGGGTCACTAAAGTAACAGATGAAGCAATCGCAGTACTGGATCTTGGTTGTAGGAATTGTGTACTAGCTGCATCGCCATCAATTTCTATAACACCAGTGTGTAGATTAAATTCTGTTCCTCTGGCTACTGTTGTGTCAATTTTGAATTCTTGTCTTGATGAACCATATAAAGTGGTTGCATCTTGATCTTGACCAGTAAATGTTTGAGTACTTGCAACGGATGCGGCTGCGGTTACTTTACCTGACAACGCATTTCTTGCTTTGTCTTGATTACTACCATCGGCAACAACTCTTACAACTTTTAGAGAATTACTATATGATAAAAAGTTTGCGGCGGTAAACCACGATTTGTAATTAGTGTCATCGGGTGATCCGAAAATATTCAAGAGTTGCTCTTCACTTGAAACTTCAATCACTTCGCTTACTGGACCTTGGGCGAATCTACCGACAACGGCTCCAACATTCGTACTTACAGCTGGAATACTGGTTGACGCATCTATTTCTGAAACATTTACGCCGGGGCTAACTTGGAATGCCATCTTTTAATCTCCTTTGATTTTATTTTAATAGTATTTTGTATTTATTTATAAAAACTACGAACTCACTTATTCTAAAAATTATACAGTGTGGTCAATCGGATTGACTCTCCACAAATCCCCACTGTCATCGACAAAACTCTCATCATCGAGGCCGCTTGATATGAATCCAAATGGTAACATATCTTCTTCTAGGTGTCTCATTCGTTCATCATATATTTCTCTTCGAATATCTACATCGCACATAGATTTGAAATATGGGTCAGTTGTCATCCATGCAAATAATATTAAAGTATCCACAAGATCGTCATTCCTACCCCTTTCAGCTTCAAATTTTGGACCTTTTTGGACAAATGATGTCAATTCGTTTATTGTTTCATAATCACGAATATATAATTTATCTTCTTCGATTAAACTTTTTAAATTCATACAACCAATTTTTTTGGTTGCCTTTGTGGTTCTGATTCCTAAACTTTTATTCGAACCACCGAAACCGCCGCTGATACTCTGGCCCTTTCTATTATCGCTCGATATACTTATTAGATTTACATTTTCCAAATCGTGATATAGTATATCACTGACCTGTTGGCCAACATCATTTATTTCGACTAAAATTAGTGCTTCGTTATATACATCTGACATTCTATTGATAACAGTTGGAAAAACCATAGGTGGTATTTCGTTAGATCTAAAAGTTACTACCTGTTTATACGGTGTTTCTGTGCAGTCAAATATAGAAAACGCTGAATAATCCATTCCTTTTCCTCTTGACACATCTACTGTCATAAAATATATGTTATTCTTTTTGACCTTTTCATATATTTTGAGAGACCCATTTTCTAATTTTTGTCTTGGAATTTTATACGGCATGTTTTTTAATTTTGTAAAATTTATCAAAGTGTTTGTACTACCTAAAAATTCCGTATCAAACTCTTGTCGAAACTGTTCTGCGCTGGTATTCTTAATGGTCTCAGCTTTCCATTTTTCATCTCTGCCGGGCACTTCCGACCAATGTACTTCAATAGGAACATAAGAATTTCTACCTTCTTCTGCGTCCACCCATAATTTGTAAAAGTGATTCATACCTTGCGGTGTGGATACGATAATCACTTTTGTTGATTGTCCAGATGAAATAGTTGGATAAACTGAATTGAAAAATTCTTCTGCAAGTTCTACAGGAACAAACGCAAATTCGTCTAAAAATAGTATGTTAAACGAACCGCCACGAATTGCAGAAGATGATGTCGCGGCCGCCATAATTCTAGAACCGTTTTCCAATTCTATATTACCTTTATTCCAAACTTCAACACCCTGTTGTAACCATTTGGGAAGATGTTCATATGCCATTTGTAATCGCCCTAGCAATTCTCTGGCAGTTGCAAGTTTGTTTGCAAGCAATGCGACTGAAACATCTTTGTTGAATAGAATGTAATGTAGAAAAAATGCAATGCTGGTGATGGATTTCCCTGACTGTCTACCAATTTTACAAATAGTAAAACGATTTTCGTAAAAATTTTCCACCATTTTTTCTTGAAATGGATACATGTTAAAATTTACCAACCCCTGATCGAGATTGACAATTTTAACATATGTTTTTATAAAATATATAGGATCTTCCATACATTTTACATATTCTTTAGCTTGTTCTTCCGTCCATTCAATTTGCACACCCGAACCTTTTAGATTTGGGTTATTATTATAAATTTCATTCATTCTCTATTTTTACCCTTTAGCATTTCCAATAATGCATTTGTATCTCCAACAAATACTGAATTATTATTGACTACTTTACTCGGGCCGCCTTTTTCTGATTCTATTTTATTCATTTCGATTTGGAGTTTTGTCAAATCTGCAACCATATCAGAAGTTGTTTTCATAAGTTGACCTACAACCTCAAATGCTCGAGGGTGATCGCTCTCTTTTGCAACTAACATCATATGTGCTAAAGCGTCCTGTCCAGTATCTACTAAGTTATGTAATGTTTTTCTTCTTAGAGCATAATCATCGGATATTTCATCGCCTCTGACTAATTCCGTAGATTCTTTTTCATTGTACACTTCTAACTTACCTTGATCCATATCGTTTTCTATATCTAAGAATTTGCTTAAATGTTCGTTATTAAATTCTTTCATTATACATCTCCAAAATCTTCATCAAATGTATTGACAAAACTAAAATTATCAGTCTCAAGGGCATCCGATGGATTAGTAGTTATAGTGTTTTTTGTAAATTGATCGGTTGTATTTAATTTTTTAGTATTGGTTATGGCTGTTCGAATTAACTTTTGTTCTCTGGGGAGTCCGTATAAAAATCCTTGCATAGTAAATTCCATTGTCCATACTAACGATCTTCTGGATAAGTAATCACCTTCATATTCGTCTTGGTAGTCTACAGAATTTAATGTAAGAGGTGTGTCCCTGACAATTCCCATTTCCCCAACTTCTTTGATAGGAATTACAAAACTCGGCGTAAAATATGGTAAAATTTGTTCTACGATTTGAGTAGCATCATCTGCATTTTTTGTCATAACCGAAAGAGTAAATGAAATATCATATGGAACCGGATTATATACAACATTCTTTTTATTGATATCAGAAGAATTATTTTGTTTAGTTATCTTTCCAACTTTAGAAAGTTTTCTTTCTGGCGAATATGTAAATCCAGAAATTTCAAAAGACATTCTAGGTAAAACTATTGCCGCATTACCACCATCATCAACCATATTAATTCTTGTTAAATATTTTTGGATTGGCCCATATGCCAAAGGAACATCTATTGTTTTTAATACTGCCCCCGCAGCATTAGTTCTTTTTATTTGGACATCATTAAACATAGAACCAAATGCAATAACATAGTTTCTAATTGTCCCTCTATAGAAGTGTGGATTTCCTAACATTTAATAATCCTCACTGAAAGGATTTGTGGTGGTAAAGTCTATAACACCATCTGTTACTGCTGGTGAAAGTGGCGTGAGTCCTGTATCTACATCTGGTTGATTATCTATAGTATCATCTGCAATCTGAGCGTCTGAAAAATTGTTGTCAATTTCTACTATACCAGTATTGACAGTTTCATGTGAATATTCAAATAATTCTGTGGTAAGTTGGAAAACATGCATTTTTCCTAATTGAAAAAATGGAACTTCATCTTCAACAAATTTTATTTCAAATGCTTTGTCAACTAATGGCAAATATATCAAATCTCCAACTTTTGGCCTACTCATACTAGTTTCAGTTGTAAATCTAGTTTTCGAAACAGTGGTTATTAGTTGGTCACTTACATTCAAACCAAATTGACTCAACATTTCTCCCTCGCCTTCAAACCCTTCTACACTGTCTATATACATTTCTACTGTATATGCGTTTGTGAAACTTGACACTGTATCCTCGTTAAATATTGTATCTTCTTTTACAATAGTTCTTGGAATATAGGTAAAATCTTGGCCGTGCATCTGTATAGATTCAATGACAAGACTTCCGATCAAATCTTGTTCTTGAGTATAAGTTGTGTTGTTTATGTATGCGTTCGTTACCATTGTTATTAACCGATCATTATATCAACGGGTAATTCATAGTTAAGAGACATTTGTTCTTCTAATACTTGAATCTCTTCCTTGGCCTCTTGTAGAATATTCGCACCGCTGAAAGTAATTCCGCCGGGCAGTTGTACCCCCTCGAATTTACTCAAATTTTCGCCCCATTGTTTTTTGATTAGAGCCGTTGCATATCTTTTCAACCACCTATCATTCCACACATCTGTATAGACATCAGGATCGATTATTTTTGTGACTTCCATAATAACATATTCATCCTCTTTTATGTCAAACCCCCAATCAACATCCATGAATAGTTTATTCATATGTCTTTGGTATCGAATTGGCACGGTGCCATGAATAATGGTATTTACCATTTGTAGATGATCTTGAGTGACCTGATATGTCAACATTTCTGCACTTGTCAGATTATATACATCGTTTAAAAATAATTGATATTTAACATCAAACATGTTTGTCGAAAAACTATTTTTTTGATAGAGTGGAATTACCTGTTTAATTCCGACAATACTCTGGTCTGTCGTGATATAATTATTTGTAATATCAGAACTAGTGAGTTTATAAGGAACATATGTATCTTCTACTGCATCAAAATGATAGTCTTGATAATACTCTAAGGCATCGTCAATTCTATCTTCTATTTGATCGTCAGATACATTTATTTGTATGACGGGAGAACCCAGTTTTCTTTGGCAATATGATTTAAACGCTGTGCGAGATGTGATAGCAGGCATAACAGTCCTCTTTTATGACTATTTATAATTATAATTCCCCAAGAGTTACCAAACCCTTTTCTAAAAGAATTTCTCTATTTGCCATATGTGCAGCCTGTGTTTCATCTTTACTACCACCGAAATATGGAACTGCGTGATTTTCTTCTATCATAATTTCTGTGAGTCTTTTTCCATCAAACAAGAAATCTCCGAGGACTCTACCGAATTTTCCTGTCTTGTCTTTTTCAGTTTTAATCATTTGCATACTACCAATAGGCATCATAGTCTTGACAAATTCTTTTGCAGCAAGGCCAAACGCCTTTTCTGTCAAATCTCTTGTTCTTGATTCTGGCGTATCAATTCCCATGATACGGACGCGCTCTCGGTGTATCCATACACCAAAACCCAAATCAATATCAACGTCTACGGTGTCGCCGTCCACAACTCTGAGAATTTTGCAGGGGTATTCATATGCCATTATTTTATCCGTCCGACCATGATTGATTTTCCGCACCTGTAGATGCACTTGCGTTTGTTTGTACTTCTTCTATTGTGGTTGCATTTGGATCTATTGACTGAATTGCTGCCAAAATTGCGGCCGCGTTATCCGAAGTAATATCAACGGACCCAGTAGAATATGCCGCACTAGAAATCTGCCCAACCAATCTTCTTATAGAATTTTTAGTATTTGTTGCACCGACTAAATCACCTTGCAATCTTCTTATAGAATTTTCCACAACCCCACCACCAAAAACATCGCCAGTTTTTCGTGCAATGCCGTTTATAGGTGGTGGATTGGTAGTTATAATCATTTTATATTATCCTATGAAAATGGCACATTATCTTCTGGATATGCATATGTTGCATTTTGAAGAGCACTACCCTTATCGGCATGTCCTGTTTTGTGAGTCTTGAATGCCCGATATCGTGTAGAACCATCTAGTATTACGTCACCTCTATCAAAAGAGTTGTTACTTGTTCTATATACATTCATCAATCTTCCTTGTCGTGGATCTCCATAAAAAGAAGTGCCATCCATATGTGGACTGTATTGCAAAGGAACTAATGGATGGATATCTTCTCCGCCTGTACCCTTCATTGAATATACATTAGTTCTTGGCATTGGAAATATAGAACACGCATCATTAGCTATTGTATCTTGATCACCCCAACCATACTGATCGTTTTCATCAGAAGAGACAGAATTCCGCAACACACCTTCCTGATCTACATATTGAGGCATATACATACCCCATGTTGGAGTCGACGAATTAGCCGTTAGAGTTGGATTTGACATGACCTCCTGCCACGAAGACCACATCACAGGAGTTGGACAATATGTGGGAAAACTAGAATGTGCAAAATTGTCATATGTGCCGTTGTGTTCAAGATCACTCACACAAAACCAACCCTGATCTTGCGATGTGGGCCCACCAGAACTCACAACCAGTATCATAAATGTTGTATCATTTACAATCATGTGAATACTGTCTAAATTGTTCAATCCATCATGACCAACTCTATATCCAGATGTTGTGTCGGTGCTGCTGCCGCCGTGGTACGTGCCCCAAGTGTGGACATTATTACTACTATTATATGGCGCAAAATTGGCCATATTTGATGCTCCCATATTACATCTAAAACCACGGGCGAAGTGGGGATATGTCGTGCTGGTGCTTCCAGCATATGGCGCGACACCATATGACACTTGAATTACTCTTGACGGTGTATATGCTGCATTTGCTGCGCCAGAACCCTGTCCTGTTGCATAAGATTTCTTGTTAAAAGAACAATATCCATTGTTACTATAATTATCTTGAAAACTTTGTTCCATTGGTGTGTGACCAGATATAGAGGTATATGTTGTATTAGTTGGTCTCGACCCTGCAATATATGACAACCCATGATTGATGTATGTGGCATTTGTTGACGCGATAGTATAATCATTTACAACAATGTTATATATCGCTTCTATAAGATATCTTGCGCCCGCTGCCGAGGCCGTGACCATTGGTTTTAAATATACATACATTATTCTACATCTCCTGTAAATTCTGTCCAGACGTTATCTGTATCTTTTAAAGTGGGATATGGTAATAATTCTCCATCGACACTTTCAACGCCTATGATAATTTCTCTATAACCAGTAAATGCAGAACAATGATCATCTGTAAAATACAGTAAACTATTATGTTCTGTTGAATCTGATTCAGTTCTCCATACCCTAATTTCTTCAATAGAATCTGGTATTGCATATCTTTCTCTGTACTCTGTAATTTCTTCTGCCGATAGTGCCATGGCAATTTTCCCTTATGAATATGTAAATGTAATGGTTAAATCTGATCCTACCGTAGAACTGCCGACTTGTGTTATATCTACAGTTAGATAATCATCTTCAACCATTGTTATGTTTGGTGTATTATTTATAATCTTTGTGGAGCCGTCTGTGATTGTCAATGTCGCAGCGCTATTTCCATTTTTATTAATCGTTATATTTATATCAGATCCGACTGGCGCAGTATCAACCCTTGCAACTATTTTACTCAATGTAGTTGTTGCAGTCGGAGAGTACCACCGTTTTGTTCCTGTTGTTACTTCTAAATTGCCTGTCTGTTTTAAATTTACATAACTATTTGTTGAAATACCTTCAGCCGAAGCAACAGCAGTTACCCATCCGGTTCCACTTTTAAAAATGTGCATTGTGTTAGTATCTTCTGCAAATGCTAAGTCGCCATTCACGTTACCGACAGCCGGTAGATATGATGCATCACTATAAATCTTTACAGAAGCAACTAATGATGTACCATCTGGCGCGACTAAGGTTGCAGTACCCGCAACTTCTTTAATTTTGTTTTTAAATGATGGAGTATTTTCTACATACGTTGCCATATCTTGCGGTACAAATTTACTGTTCGCAGCATCATAAACAATACACATCTGATTTACCAGAGCAGGAATGGGCCGCAATTCTATTGCATTTGCATGTCCTTCTTGTGAATGTTGTCCGTATATGATATAATTTCCATTTTCATTTGTTTCGACTGCCAAATCTTTTATTTGAATAGTGCCTCGCATTGCACTATGAACCCCACATTGATAATATAGAGTATCTGGAGCACTTGCATCTACTGTAATTACTAATTGTCCAGTTTCGTTTCGCGAACCTGTCACGCCTGTTGTATATTCTCCAACATAAGAACCAGCAACATAATTTGTACCGTTATCTGTTGTTAAATAAAATGGGTGTCCTGTAGCGGTCAAATCAAAAGTATATGTTCCACCTCTTCTCCAAGGACCCAATTCTGGATTACTACCCATTTGTGTACCAGTGAATGTATAGGCTCCTGTGATATTACCGACTGTATATGAAACAGTTGGTGCAGTCAAAGTCGGTGGTGTAATAGAATTAGGTACTTGAAATGACAATCTTTCCACAGATGTTGAATTGCCGCCGTTGATATCTGGATGTGTGTGATTTACTGTTGTTATTGTAGGCCAAGAAACCAAATTCTGAGTACCCGCGCCTTCTATCCATTTCAATTTAAACGAATGTGATTGAGTCATCGACCCATATTTAGTGTTTGCAAAGTTGTTAATCTGATAAGTACCCTCCATATAGAGTGGAACTGTTGGTTGTACAAGGTTAGTAATTGGGGCTCTAGCATATGGCAGAGAACTTGTCAACCACGTCCACAACCATGCAGTACCATGACCTGCTGTAGGATCTGTAATCTGAATTTCTAAGACTTCTTCTTGAATTGTCAAATCGACATTTGATAAATCTTCAATATCCTCAACATCGTCAACAATAGGTTGTTTGACACCATTTTTTGTTGATTCTTTTCTCAGTTTGCCAGTACTAGTATCGACTTCAAATTTTACACTATTATTTCCACTACCAACCTTCATTTTTGTAAATTCGATACCGTCTGCACCAGACTTGATTGTCTCATCGCCTATGTGTAGAGTATCACCATCCATATACAAATCACGAAATTTATATGTTGCAGAACCTAGATCATATGTGAGTGTGGTATCTGGCAGAATATGTCCAGTTATTACTGGCGGTGCAGTCGTAGATTGTTTTGACCAAGTACTCCTAGTGGAATTCCAAATGTAATTGATTCCGTTCGCAGTAAATGATTGTCCATTTGTAGGGGATGTGGGAAAAGTAATAGCTGTCATGTTATCTCTCCGTCAACAACCAACCTTGAGCGGCATTATAATACACCAATCCAAATGCCGCTCTATCAGTATTGATAGTCAAATCATCAGCAGCACCTTGTATCTTATGTCCGTTTCTGGCGATTGTTATGTTATTCGTACTGGAATTTCCAGTTGCATCTATAATTCTTATCTCATCTCCTAATGCCGCGGCCGCAGGAAGTGTTACCGTTACTGCGGCAGAACTACAATCTACTAATAATTTCTCTCCAGCGACTACAGTATATGCGGCAGTTTTTTCTACCCATGTATTTGATGATGCGCTACTACCACCAGATCCCCCAGACGGCAATGCCTGTACCCACTGACTCGATGAACCATCATTATAGTAAATGTATAATTTTGTGTCTGTAGAATTGAACCACATATCGCCGTCAGCCGGACTTGATGGTGCAGCATCCGACACAGTAACAGAAGAACCTCCACCACCGCCACCCGATATTGTTCCACCAGCTCCAACCTCAACCCATTGATTTGATGAACCATCTGCATAATATACAAATAGTTTCATATTGGTACTATTCAACCAAAGATCGTTTGCAGTAGGACTTGACGGGGCCGCATCTGAAACTTGTAGAGTCGCAGCACCGCCACCACCAGATTGTGCAACCCATGCATAATCTGTACCATTCCAACTTAATACATATCCACTTGTCGGATTGGATTGATTTAAATGTGTATCTACTGCCGCATCATTATAACTACTACTTGCCGCGCCCGGAATAAATTTACTATTTGCATTATCCCATACCAAAGTTTGGCCATTTGTAGGAGCATTTGTATAAATGTCCACATCTGTCAAATTATTAATAGATGTTGGAATTGTCGGTGTACCTGTCAAAGACGCATATGTACCATCAAATGCATCTGTGATACCATAACCAGCAATCGTGGTAGGTGTATTAGTTAAAGAACCAAATACTCCATCGAACGCATCAGTGATACCATAACCAGCAATCGTTGTTGGTTTACCAGTAATTGAAGCCCAAGAAAAATCCTGTGCAATAATTTGACTATTATTTGCAAGTTCTACCCAATTACCACCATGAGCAAAATATCCTTTGCCAGTACCATGTACATGGGCGAACATACCATGATATGTGGTAGCACTCGGCAAGTCGCCAGTGGATGCATACATATTCGCAAACAACATTTTACCAGTTGTGGTAATGTCGTTTGATCCCATGTCGAGATCAGCACCAGTGATATGTGTCCGTACTCTTGAATCTGTATAATAAAGATTTGTACCTTCTGTTATATCAGAAGTTGATTTAGTTGTCAACCATGTATTTGCAGTTGATGTAAAATCCGCCGTTGCAAGTTTGGTTGCAATAGAATTTGTTATCGTTGTACTGAAATTTGCATCATCACCAAGAGCTGCGGCCAGTTCATTAAGTGTATCCAGTGTGGTAGGGGCAGTGTCTACTAAATTTGCAATTTGCGTTGCAACGTGGGACTCTGTTGCAAATATTTCTGTTGTTCCACCACCTACAGGAGTCGTTTCAAAAACGCCACTGTTATCTTTTAGTTCTATATTTCCTAATATAATTGAACTACCACTCAAATACAAATCTCTGAATTTTTTGGTAGAACTACCTAGATCATATGTAACATCCGTGTCGGGTATAATATGTCCTGATACGTCACCAAGTTTAGTCTGTACTCTCGCATCAGTATAATAAAGATTTGTACCTTCGGATAAATCTGTTGTCGATTTTGTACTAAATGCAGAATTGATATACGAAGTTATTTCGCTTCCAAGATTTATAAAACCAAAGTGACTACTACCACCGTCATACAACATAATATCGCCATTTGCGATAGTGTCTCCGCTATTCACGTCTGTCAATGTTTGAATTTGAATGTTGCCAGTTCCAGCATTGACATAAGATTGCACTTCACTTACAAAGTTTACAAATTTATATTCACTTCCGTCATGCAAT